ATTAAATACTAAACAAGGTGTGTTCTCTACTACTGAAACTAGAGAGATGAATAAGTCAAATTTCATGACTACAACACCTTTTAAAAGTCCAGCACACATGGATATTAAATCAGAGATAGCTCATGTAAGATTTAAAACCAGAAATCTAAATGATATGAAAGTTTTAACAGTTGAAGAGATGCAATCAGATTTTGCAACAGCTGTAAGAAAAGGTCAAATGGATATGCCAGGATTAGATGATCTTGAAAAGCAAGTAGTTCAAGATTTTCCATTTAAAAATACTTGGTACGAAATGACAACAAAGAGATTAATTAGATATGCTGCTGATAATGGATTTGATGCAGTTGCTATACCTAAAGGATCTGTCATTCAAGATAGGTATGGATTAACAAGAAGAATTGATGACTTCAATATTACCTATTTTGACGAAGTAAGAGGAGAAGTAGGTTTGATGGCTAGAGATCAAAATGGTGTTACTCAAATAGATGAAATATTTACTTTTGATAGAATTAAAAATGAGTTTGGAGAAACTGTATTAAATAGAATATTAAAAAAAGGACCTAAAGTTGATGATAGCGATGATTATCAAAAAATTATTTTAGATAAAACTATTGAGATTGGTGGAGAAGGTAAAACACAATTATACAATGTAGCAATTCCTAAGTTTATGAAAAAGTATGGCAAGAAATGGAATGCTAAAGTTTATGAAGATAGAATTGGAAGAAAAGTTTATGATGATGAAATAGACGATATGGTGGACCTAGATCCTATTGATGATATTCCAGTTACTATCATTCAACTTACAGACGACATGAAGAAATCAGTTCAAACAGATGGACAAGCTCTCTTCAGTTTATTTGGATTAAGTGTTGGTGCTGAGATGGTATCGGATAGCATACAAAATAATAATATTTCACAAACGACAAATTAATAGTAATAAACAAATATCTTCAAATATTTGTTTTTAAAAAAACAATAGGATTTCATTATATATGTCAACGATTGCTAAGGAAGGAGTAAAGCAAATATTAAAACAAGTAGATGATATTGTTTTAAAGAATAAAGCTTTAAAAAATCCTGAAAAACTTTTAAACAAAAAAAAAGAAATTAAAGTTGGAGATGATACAGTTGCAGTAGGAGGAAATGAAACTACAACTAAAATAGATTTAAAAAAAAATAAAGTTAAAATTCCAGAAGTTCCAAAAGAAACAATGGAAGAATTTTTAACTAGCTTTAACAATAATACTATTCCAAAAAAAATACTTGCTGATTTTAATATAGATAAGATCACTAATAACGATGATGTTATTAAAATGATTAATGGAATAGCAAAAGGTTATAAACCTTCTGAAGTAGTTAAAAGAACTAGAGGCGAAAGATCTCAATCAGCTACAAAAGCAGCTGGAACTAAGTTGTCTAAAAATGACGATTTTGTATTAGAAGTTTTAGGTACAAGACCAGGCAAAACTTATAATGCTGAGCAAATATACGCTATAAGGCAATTATTAGAGGCTGGAGCTGCAAGAACAAGATACTTAGCACAAAAGGTTACAAATCTTGATACAGCTAATCAAGTTGATGTTTTAAAGTTTAGACAGCATTACGCTTTAATGTCTCAAATACAAAAAGTATTATTAGGTGTTAAAACAGAAACTGGAAGAGCTCTTAATCAGTTTAAAATACCATCTAATGCCAGTAAAAATTATTCTTTTTTAGGTGGCAATATAGATGATGTAAACAGACAAAGTTTAATTGTTGAGCTTGGTGGTACTGATGAAATTACTAAAGTTGCTGAGCTTGTAATTAGAACTTCAGACAACTCACAAATTTTAAAGGCCAGTAGAGAAACTGGTTTAATGGCATTTTCTAAAAAAACTTCAGATGCTATTGCTGAAAGTTTTATAAATATAATTTTATCTAATCCACTTACTCACATGAGAAATGGTTTAGGTAACTGGATTTCTCAAGCTATGGTCCAGATGGAACGAAAGTATGCAGCACAATTTTTTCAAAAAACTGGAGCTAAAGGTACTGGAACTAATTACATGGCAGCTCATGCAGATATTGCTAGAGCTTGGGGTAAACACATGGCAGCAAAAGAAATAATGTCTGCGATGGCTGATGTATATAAAATAAGTGGATCTAAGATTGAAAGTAAATTAGGCAAAGTTACTGCTGAAAATTTTAAAATTAAAAATTATAAACCTTTTGGAATAAATACTCACGCTGCTGATATATTTGACTTATTTGGCAAAGGAATAACTTTAAATAATTATCCAACTAAATTGCTAAAAGTTGCTGATGATTATTTTAAAAACAGAGAATTTAGATCAGAACTTTATGAACTAGCATTCAACGATGGAATGGAAATGTTTAATAAAGGTCTTTTAAAAAAAGATGACCTTCCAACATGGATAGCATCTAAAGTTGCTTTTCCTTCAAAAGAAATGAGAGACAGAGCTCTTGAACAAGCAAGGTATGTTACTTTTCAAACACCTTTAAAAGATCGACAAGATATTTTTAGAGTTGGTAATGTTGCTCAACAATTTAAAAACATGTCAGCTAATGCTGGACCTTTTTCTTGGTTGACAAATTATTATTTGCCATTTGTTCAAACACCAACGAACATTGCTGCGTTTGTTGCTGAAAGAACTCCTGGACTTGCACAAGTTTTAACAAGATATAACCAGAAGATAAAAGCTGGTGGTAAAGAAGCTGCTATTGCAAAAGCGCAGTTACATCTTGGAACAATGTTTTATTTAGCAACAGCTCCTCTTGGATATTACGGAGTTGTTAGAGGATCTGATATTAGACAAGGATCAGGAACTTTATCTGGTGGAAAAAGTTTAGTTCAAAAAACAACTAAAACTCAACCAATGCAAATTGAAGTTCCAATTGGCGATGGAAAGTTTCAAAAAATAAGTTTTAGAAGTTTTGATCCAGTTGCTCAAATGTTTGCTAACTCTGCCAATATGGGCCAGATGTTATCTTTGATGCAAGGATCTATAATGAATAATGTAGATTTTAATGATCTTGAGAATAGTGATAAATCACAATTAGCTCAAGATATGTTGGCTTACATGGTGGCTTACACATTTTCAGTTGGAGAAAATTTATCAAATTCAACAATGTTAGCTGGTGCTGGAAAATTAGTAAATGATAGCAGACAGTTAATAAGAGGATCAATTGCTGGTAATCCTGGAAAAGCTTTTAAAGAAGTTTCTTCAGAATACGCATCATCTTATGTTCCAACAGTTGCTAGAGAAGTTGGTAAATTATTTAATGATGATCATCAAAAAATTGTAACTGAATTTCAAGAATATTTTAAAAAGAATATTGATGAAAGCGATCTTTGGTACGATTTTGATATGAGAGGTAGAAAATATAATAAATTTAATTATTTCAATCAATTTGAAAGAGATGCAATTGATGAAGAATTATTTAATGTTATGCCGCAAGTAACACCAGTTAAAAATTATATAAATGTTGGTTATGGAAATCCGAAATTAGATTTAGGAGTTTCTGTTCCATTAAATTCTTTAGAAAAATCTTTTGTTAGAAAAAATGCTGGAATAATTTTTGATAGTTATATGCAAAGGTTAATGAATGACAAAGAATATCAAAATGAAAACAGACAATTTATAAAAGAGAGTATTATAAAGCAAAATTGGAATAGCGCAAAAACTACAGCATTTGAAGAATTAAAAAAAAATCAGATTAGAAAAATTACAAATAAAGATGGAGAAGAAATAGAAGTAAATTTTGGAGCTGATCTTGAACAAAGAGCTTACGATTTAGCAATAAACGAAATGGAAAATTCACAAAGAGGATATATAAATGACAATCTCAACAACAATAACTAAAAGCAGTTTATCTGGAAACGGATCAACATCTGCCTTTACTTATAGTTTTAAAATTACAGATGAAGATCATGTCCAGGTTATTATAAGATCATCTACTGGAACTGAGACTGTAAAATCTAAAGGAACTCATTATACTGTATCAGGAGTTGGCAACAGCTCAGGTACTGTCACCTTTACATCAGGCAATATT